AAGCACATTTAGCATATCAAAACGCATTAAAAAATATTGAGTTATGAGCGGATGGATTAAAATACACAGAAAGTTTTTAGATTGGGAATGGTTTAATAAGTCTGAAGCTGTACACTTGTTTTTGTATATGTTGTTAAAGGCAAACCACAAAGACAATAAATGGCAAGGCAACGATGTAAAACGTGGACAATTTATTTCGTCTTTAGGTAATATTTCCAGTGCTACAGGAATAACTATTCAGCAAATAAGAACCATTTTAAAAAAGTTAGAAAAAACGAATGAAATTGTAGTAAAATCAACAAGCCAATTTACTATCGTAACTATTTGTAAATATGAATGTTACCAAGATGAAAATGAAGACACTAACAAACCAATAACAAACAATCAACAAACGACTAACAAACAATCAACAACAAACAAGAATGAAAAGAAAGAAAAGAATGAAAAAGAAGTGATTTTAGATACTTGGATTGAATACAGGAAGTCGGCAAAAAAGACTTTAACACAACAAAGCATAAAATCTATTTTAGTTAAAATGGAAAAATATACAAATGAACAATGTAAGTTTGTAATAAACAAATCAATTGAACAAGGTTGGCAGGGTTTGTTTTGGGACAACATACAAACAATACAAGAAGTTAATGAACCTAAAAAATGGAAAGCACCGTGGAGTTAAATGGATATAAAATAACCGAAGCTGGAGACGTAATTACTCAACTATTTAAATATAGAGACAATTACAATAATAAAGGCAAATATTTAGGATTTAAAAGTTTACACGAACATTATTCTATGAGTTTAGGAAATTGTACGGATTGGACGGGTTTTCCTATGAGCGGTAAAACGCAAGTATTAATGGAATGTTTAATGAACACTTCTAAATTTTATGGTTGGAAGCATTTAGTTTATTTTCCTGATGTTGGTTCTAATGTAGAAATAATTGCTGATTTAATACATAAGAAAACAGGTAAAAGTTTTAACCCTTTAGATAGAAACACGATTGAAGACAAAGAAATAACACAAGCTATTGATTGGGTTTTAGAACATTTTAAGGTATTAACTAAAAAAGACGTTAAGGCAAAACTAACGCCAATTCAATTTTGGGATATGGCTGTTGAACTAAAAAAACACGATGAACTACACACAGCTTCAATTGATAGTTGGAAAGACTTAAACCACCCTTATAACGATTACGGTGGCTATGCACAATATTTAGAATATGTTTTGCCGTATAGAAACCAAATTGCAGAAGACAACGATTTACATTTGCATACAATTATACATCCAAAACTAACTGAAAAAGAAAACGGAAAAAGAAACGCTCCTGTTCCTTACGATTTAAAAGGTGGCAGCGAATGGTTTAATAGTGGTAAATGTATGATAACAGTACACAGGCAAGACCCTACATTTAATTTAGCTGAATTACACTTTAATAAAATTAAACCACGTTCAAACGGAAATATTGGAATGATTGAAATTTGGTTTGATAAAGAAAAATTGTGTTACTTTGAACAATCAAATCCAGCGCCAAATGTATATGAAAAAACTTTTGCTTGTAAACAAACAATTTAAAAAATAAAAAAATGGAACTTGACTTATTGAGCAGTAGAATAAACTTAAACCACACTTGTTTAAAACTTGAAGTAAGCATTGAAGACATAAAAACGAAACATCCTAACCGAACCGATTTAATAACTTCAATGGAGCAAAGTTTACACGAAATAAAAAAAGCAATGGTTGTTTACCAAACGTTAGAAAAAGAGTTTAGAACGACAAGACAAATTAACTTTGATTTACAGCATATAAATTTAGAGTTGAAACAGGACGTAAAAGACTTAAAAAAAATAATAGAATTTAACAACGCGGAACTTTGAAAGCCAGAACAAAAAAATGTTTTAACTGCAAAGAAGAATTTACACCGTTCAGCACACTACAAAAGTTTTGTTTAAAAAACGAATGTATAAAAGCAATGGTAGAAATACAGAAAGAAAAAGAATGGTTAAAAAAGAAAAAAAAGTTAATTGAAAATTTAAAAACATCAAATGATTATTTAAAGATTGCTCAACAGGTTTTTAATAAGTTTATACGTCAAAGAGATGCCGGGCTAAATTGCATTTCGTGCAACAAACCTTGTAAAAAAGAAAATGCAGGACATTACTATTCGCAAGGTGGACATTCAAACGTAAGGTTTGACGAAGACAACGTACACTTGCAATGCGAAGCTTGTAACACTTATTTAAGTGGCAACCTGTTAAACTATCAAATAGGTATAGAAAAACGAATAGGAGCGCAAAGATTAATGGAGCTTCAGGCGAAAGCACACGATGTTAAAAAATGGACAAAAGACGAATTAAAAGAATTAATAGAAACCTATAAAAATAAACTAAAATGTATTTTAAAATAACACAAGAACAATTAGAAAGAGCAAAACACCGAAACACGTTTGGTATATTAAAAAATTCAATAGAAAAAGGAAAAGGAAATTATTTAGGTTCAGTTGGAGAAGTTGTTTTAATAGACTACTATAAAAATAAAGAAGTAAAATTTAAAGACGAACAAAATTTTGATTACGATTTTATAATAAATGACTATAAAATTGATGTTAAAACTCAATCAATGAAATACAAATATGAACCTAAACCATATTTTACTTGCCATATTCCAAACTTTAATATAAAACAAGATTGCGATTTTTACGCTTTTATGTTTATTAATTTAGAAACAAACGATGCTTATTGTAAAGGAATGATTAAAAAAAAAGATTGGAAATCAGTAGCAAAACTAAAAAAGCAAGGGGAAATGGGTCGCATAAAACCTTTTAAATGCGACACTTGGATTTGTTTAATTAGCGATTTATCAAAAATAAATTAAAAAAATAGTTGTTTATTAAATAACTATTCTTATATTTGCATATATTATTAACTTAAATTATTTAACTATGAAACATTTATTTAAAAGTTTAGCAGAATTTCAGCAAGAAGTTCCTGTTATTCACAAAGCAACACAAGGTTACGGTTACACTTACGCAGACTTACCAAAAATTTTTGAAGTAATTAACCCACTACTAAAAAAACACGGTTTAGGGTTTACACAACTAATTAACGGAACACAAATTGCAACTTGTTTATTTCACGTTGAAAGCGCAGAAAGTATCGAAAGCAAAATTGATATTCCACAAGGAGTAATTTTAAAAGGAATGAACGAATTCCAAGTATTAGGAAGTGCAATTACTTATTTAAGACGTTACGCATTAAGTTCAATGCTTGGTTTAGTTACGGACAAAGACACAGACGCTTCTGGCGAACAAGTAAAACACGAACCTAAAATACCATCTATTGACAACACACGTTTTCAAAAAGCTATTGACGCAATTAGCAAAGGAGAATATACAGTTGAAGAACTAACAACAAAGTTTAGTTTAACACCTGCACAATTAAAAACGTTAGAAGTATGAAAATACGTTGTTCAGCATTGGGGCGGTTGATGACCGCTCCACGCACCAAGACCGAAACATTAAGCAAAACAGCAAAGAGTTACATCCAAGAACTTGTTTTAGAAGAAAAATACGGCATTAAAAAAGAGTTTAGTTCACGTTACACCGACAAAGGTTTACAATGCGAAGACGAAGCAATAAGTTTAGTGAACGATGTTTTAGGTTTAGGGTTTATTTTTAAGAACGAAGAACATTTTAACAACGAATGGATTACAGGAACGCCTGACGTAAACACGAATGAAATTTTACTTGATATTAAATGCAGTTACGAAGCTCACACGTTTCCGTTCTTTGAAGACGAAATACCTACAAAAGATTATTACTATCAATTACAGGGTTATATGTGGCTAACAGGAAAGACCGAAGCACTACTTTGTTATTGTTTAGTAAACACACCGTTAGAAATAGTAGAAGACGAAATACGCAGGGAACATTGGAAGCAATTTAAAATTGACGAAGACGCAGAAATTAGAGAATACGTAGAAAAGAAACATAACTTTGACCATTTGCCAGAACAAACAAAAGTAAAAGTCTTTAAAATAGAACGAGACGAAACTGTAATTTGGGAAATACAAAACAAGGTTGAAGAAGCAAGAATTTATTTTAACAGTTTAATAGAAACAATATGAAAGAGAAAACAATCGCAACAATTATTACAATTTTAGTTTACACCTTTGCAATAGTAGGGTTTACAAGATTAATAACTTGGTTGATATGAAAACACGAATTAAAAAACTATGGAACTACATTTGTTTTATAAACAAAGAAGTAATAAAATGTCAAATATTCACAGGACGCGGTAAATTTTAAACTATGAACATACAAATACAAGACAAAAACGTTTTAAGCGTTATGGCTAAATTTAAAGAACGTTCAGAAGCTGGAATAAAGAAGTACAAGACAACGTTAGAACGAACGGATTTAAGCACGTTAGAATGGCTTACACACGCACAAGAAGAAGCGATGGACTTTGTTCTTTACTTGGAGCGATTGAAACACGAATATAAACAATCTAAATAAATAAAAATGGAAACAAGAAACAACACAGGTGCAATTTTTAAGAACGACAACAAAAAAGCGGAAAATCATCCTGACTACAAAGGTAAAGTAAACGTAAACGGCAAGGATATGGAAGTTGCGTTATGGATGAAGACTTCAGCAAAAGGAGTTAAATTCTTTTCAGTAAGTTTTAGTGAGCCATATATTAAAACAGATGAGCCACAAAATAAGCCGTTAGACGTAAACGACGATTTACCGTTTTGATATGTACATACAAGACGAACAGTTACGCAAGGAATTAAAAAAGATTTTAGTTTATAAAAAACGAAACCAAATTGCAAAAGAAATACAGGACAAAGGAAACAAATTTCACTTTTTCCAGCTTACTAATTTTTTAGAAGGCAAAGACGTTTCACTTTCAACGCTTAAAAAAATAGATTACTTCGTAAACAAATAAAATTTTCAGATTAAAAACGTAGGCGCAGACTTAATTGTTTGCGCTTTTTTTGTTACCAACCTTTCAATAGGTTAAACCAACCTTTCAAAAGGTTATTTTCAGGTTGTTTTGTTATACACAACTAATTGTTAATAAATTCGTTTGTTTATTGTTGAAAAATTAATCATACATTTGCTTAATATCTAAACAATGAAAAATTGGAATGGTTAACTAAAGTTGCAAAGCATCACAACGAATGGGTTAAAATGGTAAACACATTTGGCGAATATTTTTTTGCCGAAGACATAGTTCAGGAGACTTATATAATGTTAATGAAGTGGAGCAGCGAAGAAAAACTA